AGGTATTCCATTACATTTGCCAACAATTAACTGCGCTGTTTCCAAAGCATTCAGTCCTTTTGTTACTACATCACCTCTAAAGTGGCGCCTAAGTTTTGATAGACACCGGTACACCTTATGTTCAATTGGTTTGATGTACCTACCTAAAGACAATAAATACCTAGGGTCACGAGGTGAAATGACTCTAGGGTTTTGTTTTGTCAACTTCTCTTTCTTTAAGAACAATTTAACTACTGAGTCTTGCTTCCTCAGCGACAATTGCTCCAAAGACACCATGGCATTGGTGTATCTACGCATTTTCACAGTTTGCCCCACATACGTTGAAATAAATTCCAACGGTGTATAAGGTATTTGGTACTTATGCCTCGACAAGATTATTGACTTAAGTTTTCCGACATTTTTCATTAGCCTCTTTCGGAAAACCGCGGGATTACCTTCAAGCAGTGGTAAAATCTTCCCGTCATCTGATATGCTAAGTACTCGCATCCTTAATGCATTGATCAGATTGTCTATTGTTTGATTAGGAACACATATTAGCTTGTGCTCATTGAGTAACAATTGCGTAAAAACAATAGTATAAAACTTTGTTACCCTTGGACTCTGTGGCAAGTACGTTAGCTTTAGTCCGTGCTTCTTTATCATTTCTGGTGCTAACTGTATTCGTTCAAGTGTGAAGCCACTACGTACTACCACATGTCCCTAATTTGGTTTTGCGTGTTGTTGCCCGGCTTCATAATTCGTGTTTGAAGTACTCATGAAACTATTGGAAAGTTTCTCCATACTGTACACAGCACGTGCAACAACACCTTGTGGATGGTAGGCGGTTATCTCTGTAATATCATCACTACACAAGACAAATGCCATATTGATAGATCGTAAAATAACGGAGTATCGGTCGACAATTCTAACTGTTTTAAGCAATCGCTGGCAATCATCGTCGCGATTGACAAAGTCCTGCATTGCTTTTCTATTTAATTGTGTGTCGACTACCAACCCGTATTTTATCTTAATCAAATTGCTTATCGCGGTTGCTATTGGTCGTCTCCTGTATCGAGGTTTTGCTTCATTTATATCTTCTACTATGGTCTCTAGCTTGGTCTCGTCAGGTTCTTGGATGACTGTACCGTCGGCAAACACTTCATGAACAAATCCCTGAGCCACAAACCTCATTATGGGTTGGTCTCGACAAACCAATGTTTCAACATTATTGGTTGCCTTCGGGATAGTCACATCATTGTTTTCAACGTCAGCAGCAATCTCGCGTCTGCGTACTACACTTCTCCTTCCTTGCTTGCGTATAACTAAACTAGCTATGGTTATCAATCCGGTCATTAAAACGACACCGATAGCTAATTTGTTGATTCTAATCATACCTGGTTGGTATATCTGAGCTGTGTGAACAGCATGTGTCAGAACCATAAAATTATACGAGGAATGGACCGCAACAGCTAAGCGGTATGGCATGAAGTAAGTAGCACAGTGCATCAGATTCACAAGTACTCTATCAATTGGTCTTACACCCAGCACAACTATATATTGGTAGTATTCAATAGCAATAATTGTGAAGAGCCCCACTGGGATATTCATAAAATGGAATTTCTTTAAGGCCTCCTCCCATAGAGGACCTACAACACAAACATGTGGAAAGCTTAAATAACCGAGGACAATGCCTTCCTCAGTTGCTTTACTAGCAATCCCCACCGACTCATACAATGCAAATGCGGCTTTATAAGCCCAACCTAAATAATGTTCAACTGATAGTATCATATTAGCCAACGCTATATAAACATCCGATGTGATAGGTAATTCTCCTCTGACAATTACCTCATGCATCTTCACAGGATTTATAGCTGACTCTGGATATACTAATTTAATGTATTGCTTTATGTCTCGCATTCTTGAATCGTTTTCGTACCCCGGTTGATGGGCCGCCCGCCGATTTGGAAAAGGCTCTTCGCTTCGTTTGATTACCAAACTTATCGACTCCCCCGATTCCTCCTCAGAGAACCTACTTGTTTTACTACGTGTTTCTTCC